TGTTGGACATGGTGATGCAATACACCCGTGGCAACCAAACCCGTGCTGCCCTGATGATGGGTATCAACCGTGGCACGCTGCGCAAGAAGTTGAAAAAATACGGCATGAACTGATACTAGTCAGTTAACTTGTTGTTTAGAAAGGCGCTCTTCGGCATGGGGAAGCGCCTTTTTTAATGAAATGACTACACCACTGACTGCACATTCTACCGAACGAACTTGAACCACCGCAAACAATCTTGGCTTTTTCACCCCCTCTAATACCCGCAGTGTTAGCATGCCTTTATGCTGCTTATATGCAGTATCAAGAAATATTAATAAAGGAGTGATGATATGAATAATGCTGTAAGAGAGGCTGTAAAATGCTGGGCAGATCGCCCTACGTGGTTTAGCTCTCACCCTATGGATGTCACCGAGTTCAAGCGCGCAATTAGAAATCTCAAAGCTATTTCACCGGCACCAACGTTCCAGGAAATTAAAGAAGCCATTCTTTTTTATGTAGAGGATACTCCGGTAATGCTGGGTACTCCATCCGACATTCCCCAAGCAGCCCACGATTTTGCTGGCAAGATCTACGATAAACTGTAATTTGCAGCGTTAAACCTTTCTGTGAATGGCCCAACTACAGGGCCATCTTGAGTATTTTATACCTCAGTTAATCGAATCTGGAGCCTGCACGAACGCCTGATTATTGGTAGCCAGCACTTCTTTCATGTGCTCACACCAGGTGCGGAAAAGCGCCTCATCAATTCCAGGATAGGCATATAAATACCCCATCAGAACTTTGTCTGTCAGCCGGTACTCCTGATCCCAGCTCACAATGAATTGACGAAAAAGGCCGTACGATTTCGCCGGATCAGTGTTTTTCCACGTTTCTACCACCACATCAAATGGTGGAACACTGAAAGTCACGGTCACGGGAAAATCTTCATACCCATCAGGTTCAATACCCCCTTCTGGCGTCCCTAATCCTGTCGGTATCATCACTTCCCGCGTGAACTTTTCACCCTCCGGCCAGATTTGTTGCGTTGCCATCACATTTTATCCTCCACATAAATTCCCGCGGAGATAATGGCCCCACCGATGAGTCGCTTGCCGTAAGCCAGAGGTACGGGATAGCCCTGAGCTGCGGTATTGGTCACGCCGCCGAAGGCATAGGATGCCTGGTTGTCTGCACTTTGTTTGCTGGCAAGGCCCCCGGCCTGGGGGGATAGCATCTGGATTACGCCACCGGCCATCATTGCAGCGCCCATCTGCATAGCTACAGGTCCCCATGCGCCACCTCCGAAAGCCTGTCCCCAGGTTACACCAATAGCGCCGACTACAACAAGAACCGCACCCAATATCGTCTGAAGGACACCGTCCCGCTTACTACCAAGAATCACGGGCACAATCCGGATCACTCGCCCATTGCTGGGGAAGTCCATGTCCTCTTTTCCAATATTTTTATTGTCCACAAAAATCGCAAACGTCAGGCCCCGTGACTTGCTCGTGTTCATGTATTTCTCAAAACCCGGCAGAGTGGCGCTCAGTGCACGGAATGCCTCTCTAATTGGGCCAATGAGTCGCACATGCTCCCTGCCAAAGATTTTAGCCAGGGAGCCGCTTAGCTTGATGGTTGACATCACTTCGGCATTATTCATGCTGTTTATCCTTACCTTTATAAATAACTAACAGGGCCAATTTGAGATCGTAAAATTTTCTCTTGCAGCTACTCCCCGGGAGCGGCGATATACCCGCCAGACGCTTTGAAACTGTTTGCCGGTGAATACCAGTGACCCCAGCCAGTTCACTTATTGTCATCTGAATTTTTTGCATCACTGAAAACCCCAGGATGATGAATAAAAAATAAACAAATCATCATCTTTACTATTTCCTGCAAATTCACAACCATAAATATCAACAGGTTAGCGAATGATGATGATGACCATAGAATCAGAAAACTAGCCTTTTCCCGCGAGCCAGCCGCCCCGTGGCAGGCCCCCCTGCCGGGAGGACCCATTGAAATGAGCGGCAGCCGCCGCCCCTATCCCCATCACGCCCCGCCGCTCGATTTCACCATCCCACGGTAATCCAGCGCGGCCACGCCAGCATCGATGCGCACCTTCCATGCGATACCGTCAACGGTAAAGCCTTCCTGCTGCTCAAGATACGGCACGTCCATCCCGTCCAGGTAAGCCACCTCGATAGTGTCCGTACCCTTCGCTGCGGCCACATACCACTGCTTGTTGTTCGACTTATCCAGACGTGGCTCAACAATCACCTGCGCCATATCTTTCACCACGTTGATGATGCCCGGGTTCTGGTTCAGCGTGCCGTCTGGATCGACAGGGAACAGGGAAGAAGAAGAGAGCACGGCACGATTAGCAGCCCCTTCCAGCGCGGCAGGAACGAGGAGATAAGCCGGGATAACGTTGATAGGGTCGCCGTTAGCATCCTCTTGTAGGCGCATTGCCTTACGGGCTTCGTTGAGCCCTTCTGTGTCCATACCTTTAGCAATAAGGTTCTTGTGATCCGCGTGGAACAACGCCTTGCTATCGGTGAAGTTGGCATTAGCAGTGAGGTGCAGATAGACCAGGCTTCCGACCGTTCGGGCCGCTGCCCGCCCCATTGCCTGTGGGATAGTTGTAAGCTGGTTCAGGTCGTCGTTGATAATGGCCTGGCGGGTAATGGAGAAGATATTCCCGTAAGTTGCCAGTGCGATTGGCACACCACTGTCACTGGTCGTGACGTACTTATATTCAGCCCCTTCCGGTATCTTATCCAGCTCAGAGAAACCATTCAGACCGACGCGCTTGGCCTCGCGGAAGTTGGACAGTGAACCTGTCTTTGTCCACTGCTGGAATGTTTCACCGCTGTTCTGCCAGCCAGTCAGCACTGATTTTTCAGCGCCACCAGCGAGGATATGAGAGAAATCGCTGCTGCTGTGGGTGAATGCCAGATTCACAATCTGCGAGCGGTTACCAAAACCGCTAACGCTGATACCCCGATCCACCAGTGACGCCTGCGCCATTTCAAACAGGCTCATCATGGCGTAAGGGTTGCCGCGCTCTGCGCGTTCATGACCCAGACGAGCATTGAGGCCCTGCCGGATACTGTCCCCTGTGATATTCCCGTTATCTGCGTAAATATGAGGCTGGGCCTTATTGGAAGGTGTTGCAACTCGCCCCATTTCAGCCAGCAGCATATCTTTTGCTTTCTCAGGCGTGCATTCCACGTCCTCCAGGCACTGCATTTTCAGTGAGTCATGCTTACCACCGAACATGGCAAAGAGATCCTTAATCCCGTTAATGCGATTCTGTTCTGGCGCCGCGCTGCTGGCGGAGCCTTTAGGGCTGGTGATCATCCCTTTAAGTGCGTTTGGCATATGTTCAAAGTCCTCAATTCGTTTCGATTCCAGGCAGGCCATCACACTGACCGCCGGTAACAGTTCATCGGCAAAGCCCTGCGCCACACATTCACGGCCATCCATCCAGGTTTCATCATCAAGCATGGCTGCCAGTGTTTCGGCTGTTTTACCCGTTTTACGGGCATAGGCCGGGATTAGCACGTTTTCAACCTTATCCAACAACTCGGCATAGTCGCGCATATCGTTGGCGTTCCCGCCTGAAATCCCCCACGGCTTGTGGATCATCATCATGGCGTTTTCAGGCATAACGATCCGGTCGCCAGCCATAGCAATGACGGAAGCCATAGACGCAGCCAGACCATCAATTTGCACTGTGATTTTTGCCGGATGTTTGTTCAGGAGGTTGTAGATAGCGATGCCATCAAACACATCACCGCCGGGTGAATGGATGTGCAGGCTGATATGAGAAATATCGCCCAGGGATTTCAGATCTTCGGAAAACTGCTGCGCCGTAATGCCCCAACCGCCGATCTCTTCGTAAATGCTGATATTGGCAGTGGCGCCATCGCTGGCCGCTTTGATGGTGTACCAGCCTTTCATTCGGCACCATCCAGCCACTGATTCACAGCGTAACGCACAATCTGAGCCAGGCCCGGTACAGGTTTTCCCGGATTATCTTTGATGAAGCGAATACGGTACTGCTTTAGGCGCTGATTTGTTGCTGTATCGATATGTACCGAACATCCCTTAACATCACCAAGATTGAGGCTATCGTTCTCATTATCCATTTCTTACCCTTATCGTGTTTAGTTATTGATGAGCAATCATTGATCACAAAAACAGGTAAGTAAACGGATATTTATCAGAAAAACAGATTTATAAGATTTGTAATGTTATTGCCTGCAAGTGCTACATTGGCAGAAATCTATTAATCCGAGGGAAAGCTATGATCGATTTTGATGATGAAGCATACGGTGATACGTTTGCCATTCACGGCGAGGAAGTAAGAGGGAACCGAAACAGCAGTAAGCGGTTAGTAGAAATTCCTTATACGGAAGAGTTAGATATAAACATTGGTGATGTTATTGTTCAGCAAGTTGGCACCCGTGAAATTCAGCTGAAAGTTGTTGATATTTCTCTATCCAAAAACGGAACACTATTCATCGGTACAAAGCATCCTCATCTAATGAACCTCAAAGTTGAGAACTTAACAGAGCAAATGCATAGTACGAGGCAAGTGGCCACCTCTACTTACAATATCAGTTCAATCAATGCCACCCAGGTACAGGTCGGTAACAACAACTCCCAGATCGCCCATATCACCATACAAGAACTCATTGAGAAGGTGTCCAAGAGTCATGACCCTGAGGCAAAGCTCACTTTGCGCAAGCTGCTGGAGAATAGCACTGTAGCAAGCATTGTTGGCGCTGGAGCATCCGCACTTTTAGGATTGCTGTAAAACATGAAGGCCTAGCAAGAAGCTAGGCCTTTTTATTATTTTTCACTCATCCAGTCCGGCGGAGTCGGCATTTTCTCCCGATACTCCTGTAAATGTTCGATCATTACATCGAGCTGCTCTCGATTAGTGGCAAAAATCTCACCAGATAGAGTACTACGAACAAAATCATGGTGATCAATCCAGAATAGTCCGCCGTCCACCAAAGCTTGGCGGTACGCTACAGTTGGCATGGCGCTCATATCGTGAATTCCATGCTGCTCATAATGTTCTTTTATTTCCTGAATCGTAATAGGCATAAAAACTCCTCGTTAGTCCAACTTGCCGCACTTAGCGCCGCGCTTATCAATGCCGCACTTAATGCCGCACTAAATTCCTTAAAAACAGACTCAAACCCAGCAATGACAAGGGTTAGAGGTAAATGCCGCACTTAGCGCGTGTATACAGGGACTAAGTGCGGCATTAGGCTAATAAACAATCAGATCGCCGCACATGCCGCATTTACCGCCGCACTTACTCAGCTTTAACCGGGTAAAGGTTATCGCCATCAACACGGATAATCTGCTCGCTCTCTAACTTATCCAGCCAGCGAGGGAAGGACTTTCTAACCTTCTCTGCCCCAAGCGTCGCCCGCAGATCGTCTTTGACTATTGCAATGGTGCACGGCTCCCCCCTTGCGGTACGGCTCCTAACAGCCTGCCACAGCGCCTGGTGGTTCTCGGTAAGGCGTGAAACGTTCTCCAGTTCCGGCTCAACCTCGCGGGCCTCTCGCGGTTCATCCCTGACGACCAGAGAACAAATCAGCTCGCCGTCTTCGTCGGTATAAAGCTCAGCGGTGCGCAGGTCATAAGCCTTACGTTCTGGTTCTTCCGAGTCCTTCATTTTGGTGCAGGCAAGAATAAGCGCCTTACCATCCCCCTCGCGCTTCACGTTAAATTCAGCATCCAGGGCAGCGCGGAACGAGCTGGAACCGCGGGCACCTTTAGCCTCATCCTTGCCGGAGTGATGGACCACCAGCACAGTTGCGCCGGTTTTCTGCTTGATGGTGTCGCATCCCTCGATAAACGCGCCCATATCGCGGGCGTCGTTCTCATCGTTACCACCAAAGCAGCGGGCCAGCGTATCGATCACAACCAGGCGAACCGGAATCCCGCATTCGGCCTCAATCTGCCGGGCCGCCAGGATCACTTCGGAAACCTCGGATTCCCGTACCGGGAACACTGGACGATTTACCAGCCAGAGGTTATCTGCCTGCTTACCGTGCACCTGCTCCCATGCCCTTATCCTGCGAGGAACACCAACGCCGCCCTCACCAACCACATACAGCACAGCGCCAGGCGTAACCCGCTTACCGGCCCACTCGATGCCAGAGGCGATATGACAGGCCCACGAAACCGCCAGAAAGCTCTTATACGAGCCACTGGGACCGTAAATGCTGCAAAGAGATTGTGCCGGCAGGAAGTGTTTCATCACGTAATCCTGCCGGGTATCGAAACCCTCTGAACCGCGGGAAAGAGGTAGCTTTGTTCTCTGAACCTTAACAGCCGCATCCGGGAAAACTCGCTGAATACGTGCAACATCGCGCAGCCAGGCTTCCATTTCCTCTTCACCAATTTCCTCAGCCAGAACAGCACGCCGGGTATGGATCATCCGTTTCTTGTCGGTATCAACAAAACCAGCTTCACAAAGCGCCTCGTAAGGCATCGCATAAACCTGATTCAGCCGCGCCACCAGCTTTCCGTAACGTGTAGTTGGGTCTTTGTGCTGGTGGATCGCCTTATCCAGCTCAGTACGGGCGTAGGGCTTGCCATGTGCCCACAGATACGAACAGGCAAACAGGGCATCTGATACAGTCTCAACTGCGGTAAGTTGTGCGGTCACTTTGGAATCCCCCCGCTCATCTGGAACTTGCCAAGCAGCGGATGGAACCAGTAAGCAGATCCGTGCTTACGCTTCGCCGAACGCAGTACCAGCCGGGCCGCCTCCCTGAACTTGCTATCGTTAGCGATAAAGCCACCTGATTTTTGCTTAATCAGCAGCACGCCAGTATTGTGCGCCAGCTCTTCGGCTTTCTTCGTTGAGATACCGAACTCAGCTGCGAGCGTTGTTACCGGCGCCATGCCCGGAGGGATTTCTCCACCCTGGGTATCTGCCAGCGCTTTTACCTGGCTTTCGAGTTCATCGATACGCTTTACCATCAGCTCAACACGGTTCGCCAGTTCGTTAAATTTCACGTTACTGATCATTGCTGTTCTCCCCGGCGCTGTCTGAGTACGTAATTAGCTGTATTAGCACTCTGGTCTAGAGCCTGTGCCATTCTCGGTAAACAGCGGAGCGTATTGCCAAGAAGCATCAGGTCACGTTTGGCGTCTTCGTCGGAGTAATCCTCGCTACTGGTTGCGTCAAGAGTAAGATTTCCGATCAGGGTCAGGGCGGACGTTATGCCGCGTACCGCTTCTCCGCAGATATCAGTACACTCAATCAGCGCATCATCGGAATGCTCTCTGAAATCAGGGTTAAGCTTTACCAGCTGGTGATAAATATCACGCATGGCGCACCTCACTGGCTTTTTTCAGATCACGGATGCGTAAAAGAACCTTGTCGATCAGGCGAAATGCCATGTCGTATTCGGTTTCGTTTTCCGTGTCCATATACAAAGATGCCGCTAAAAGCGTTTCCATCAATTGGAGTTCATCTTCAATATCGATATCTGACCATTTGAGATTACGCATGGCGCACCTCCAGTATCGGAAACGCGTGGAACGGCAGGCGAGCAGCAAAGATGAGATGAACGCCGGGCATTGTGTCGCGGGCTTCATGCTCGCTGCGAGCATCGACATAAATCACTACTGGTTTGGCATCCGGCCAGCGGGCGGAGACAGAGAGAAATCTCCATGTAAATTCAGGGCGAGTTTGGGTATGCTGTTGATCAGCCATAACTGTTACTCCGATTAACGGTTTGGTTAGAGGCCCGTCGGTGTTGGTAGCACCTGCGGGCTTCGGTGTTTCTTGAGAACGAAACAACTCAAGGTGGAGTCCACTATAAATACAAAGTGGATTCCACTTCAAGTATTTTATTTCGAT